ATCAGCAAAAGATTGGGCTACCTATACTGGCGGCACAGTTAACGGTTCACAATACTCCGCAAAGTATTGGGCAGAACAGGCGGCTGCTAGTGCTGATAACGTAGATGATTTGTACCTTGGCCCCAAAAGCGCAGACCCAACAGTGGATAATGATGGTGATGCTTTAACTACTGGTGATTTGTATTTCAACACAAACGACAATGTTTTGAAAGTTTATGATGGTTCGGCTTGGAATGCTGCTGCCGTAGACACCAGTTCATTTGCAACAGCGGGCTTTAGCATTGCAATGTCGATTGCTCTTTGACCAATGAAAACAAGGACTTAAACAATGGCACAGAATTTTCGCAGATACACATTGAACGCAGTAGGAACGGTGGCTGCTGACATACCTGATGGATCTAACTTTGATAGCTATGATACCATTGTGGGCATTCACATTGCTAACGTAACAGCCAACGCTATCACGGTTGAGTGTTACATCAATGATGGTACTAACGACATTCATCTTATTAAAGACGCACCCATAGCTGCTGGCGGTGCGCTGCAAATCCTAGATGCTGGGGCTAAGTTTGTCGTGCAATCTGGTGACAGGCTTTATGTCAAATCAGATACAGCAAGCAGCGCAGATGTTTGGGTGTCTGCGGTTGATGCGATTAGCACATAGGGGATTAAAATGGGTTATGTAGGCAATCAACAGACTGAAGGCTTTAGCCAAGTACCAGCCAAGCAGGATTTGACTGGTGCTACTGGCACTAGCCTGACGCTGACACACGCTGTAGCTAGTGCTGAAGGCATTGACCTGTTTATTAATAATGTCCGTCAGGAAAGTGGCGAAGCGTATTCTATTGCTGGAGATGGTGTCACAGTGACGCTTACAGGCTCAGTGGTAGCGGCAGACGATATTTATGTGGTGTATAATTCACTGGCTCGACAGACCAGCACACACCCTTCTAATCAAGCTTTGCAAGCTACCAGCGGTACGTTTAGCGGAACAGTAACAGCCAATGCTTTTTCTGGTGATGGTTCTTCTTTAACTGGCGTAGGTGTTGCTGGTATTACATCAAGCAGCACAAGTGGAACGGCAATAAGCATTGATAGCTCAAACCGTGTTTCGATGGATAGCAGTCATGTATTCGATATGTTTGAACTTACCTCTGACATTACTTCTAATCAAACCCCTATAAGTTCAAATTTGAGAAGGGTGCAACATGCAGCGTTTGCTTCTTTGAATGGTATGTCTTTAAGCTCTGGAGTATTCACCTTTCCTTTTGCTGGGCTTTATAAAATAGAGTTTTTTTACAAATCAAACCCCACGTCTAATGATAATGTTGTTGTTTCTTGTCAATTTACTACTAACAACAGCAGTTACTCAAATGCTACTTCTGCAAATTGTAGTGCTAACGCTGCTACTGAAAACTCTGCTTCCGGAATAGCACTGATAAACGTAACAGATACATCACAAGTCAAAGTACGCTTTAATGCTGGTTCAATCACAAGCGGTTCAAGCATTAAAGGAAGTAGCAGTGAGACTATTACTGGTTTTGTTTTTACCAGATTAACTGATGCACAATAGGAAAAACAAACATGGCACTAAGTAAAATACTACCCGCCTCTCAAGAGGTGCAAGCTGTAGGCAAGAACCTCATCATCAACGGAAAGTTTTCTATATTCCAACGAGGAGCCGGTGCAACAACAGTCAATGGTAATGATGTGTTTGCCGCTGACCGCTTTAAGGGTTGGGCAAATGGTGGCGGTACTTATACAGTTGAACAATCCACAGATGTTCCAAACAATGAGTTTGAGAATAGCGCAAAACTAACTAACACAGGTGTTGATAGCTCCGTTGCGGCTGGCGATTTTTATGCCTACGCTACTGATATAGAAGGCTACAATGTTAGCCAACTTGCCTATGGTCATAGTGAAGCAAAGGCTGTCACATTATCTTTTTGGGTCAAATCCAGTTTAGCTGGGACATATTGCATTGCTTTGTATTCTACAACAGCAAACCGTTCACATATTAAAGAATACACAATTTCAAGCGCAAACACTTGGGAGAAGAAAACCATTACAATTTCGTCTGGCGACACGACAGGTAGTTGGAACAGAACTAATGGAAACGGATTGCGTGTTTATTGGGATTTAGGTTCTGGTTCAACATATCAAGCAAGTGCTGACACTTGGCTTGCAAGTCAGGATTTTAGCACAACCAATCAAGAGGCTTGGATAGGTTCAGCTTCTGCAACATTTTTCATCACAGGCGTCCAACTAGAACTAGGCTCAACTGCAACGGATTTTGAACACCGCAGCTATGGCGATGAGTTGGCTAGGTGTCAGCGGTATTATTCACAGTCTACTGGTCAAAACATACACGGCAAACAGTACAATAGTACTACTTGGTTAGGCGACCCTCAGTATCCTGTAACAATGAGAGCCACACCATCGGTAACTGCCACAGCTGGACAATATAATAGTATTCAAGTTGGAACATCTACAGACTCGTTCTACTTTATAAGAAATTCAGAGTCCTGTTACATTAGTGATTGGAAAGCGGATGCGGAGTTATAACTATGAGTGAAATGACAATAACAAACGCACAATATATATCTAATTTAGATGGTGTGAACAGCACAATTAAAGCCACTATTGATGGAACAGAAATGTGGATTGGTATTGACCCAGCCAATCGCCACTACGCAGAAATTGTGCGTCAGGTAGATGCTGGCGAACTAACAATAGAGGAGGCAGACTAATGCCTTATGTCGGCAAAGCCCCAGTAGGCGGTGGCTTCCATAAGCTGGATGCACTGACTGCCTCTGCCACGGCAACCTACGCTCTTACGCTAGGTTCTGCGGCATACTATCCAGAGACTGCAAATCAACTGCTAGTCTCTCTCAACGGTGTTATCCAAGCACCACAAGATAGCTTCACAGTTAGTGGCAGCAACCTAGTATTTGACAGCGCACTTACAAGCAACGACAGCATCGACTTTGTGGTTGCTCTTGGAGATGTGTTGGGTGTGCAGGGTGTAACTGACGGTGCTGTGACTACCAATAAGATTGGTAACAATGCTGTTACTATGAATAAGCTGGCTACGTCAGGCACGTTACCAGCATTAGATGGTTCTTCTCTGACTGGTCTAGGCAACATCAAAGAACAGCTTGCTATGCTTTGCGATGGCGAAAATTACACAGTGCCAAGTGGTACTTACACAGCGCAAAATGTAACTGCTGGTGGTGGGACAAGCAGCAGTCATACTGATCTTTCTGGCTCTGTTATAACTTACACTCCACCATCCGGCACTGTTGCTGTTGTGTATGAGTTTTCATTTGCAATTAGTCCAGTAGATACTGATGAACACAATATTCTTCATGCAAAACTTTTAATTGAAGGAACTGAAGTAACTAATTCTAGGTGTAATTTTGCTGGAAAAACAAATTTAGAAATGCTGTGTAACTTTAGATATGTAATTCCAATTGGAGGCACAGCAAACACGACAACTGGAAGACAATCAAGTTGGACAAGCGGTAAAGAAATAAAGATGCAAGTCAGACGGTATGGTTCTGGTAATGAGCCTAGAATACACGAAACCCGTTATTGGGACGGTGCTGCCACTAATGTATTTCGCAGACCAACTTTAACTATTACGGCTTTAGGGTAGGAGAGACAGATGGCACTTATAAAATTAAACAATCAGTCTCTTACCGCAGTCACATCCGCTGGTTTGCCTAGTGGTAGTGTGTTGCAAGTTGTCCAAGGGGTTTTTCAAAACACTTCCTCAACAACATCAACATCCGCAGTTGCAACAGGATTAACGGCAACAATTACGCCCCAAAATGCATCAAGTGAAATACTAATAAATGTGTTTGGTTCTTCTCAATTAGTACAATCAGGAACAACTAACGTGTATCCATTATATAAAAATGGATCAGTGTTAGATGCTGGATTTATGCTTTTATCTAATCCAATTGCAGATGGTGAAGCGATGAGTGCGTCTTATTTAGATAGCCCAGCTACAACATCAGCAACAACTTACGCTCTGTATATGTATACAAATGCTTCTGGTTATACAGCTTCTTTTGGAAGCAATAGTGGTTCAATAATTTATAGAAATAGCATAACCCTAACGGAAATCGCTGGCTGATGAAACCTACAGCCGCATCAGTCCAGTCGCAGATAGATACACATGAGGCAGTGTGTGCTGAACGCTGGCGTGAAACCATCCTGCGTATCAAGCGCATCGAACACATTATGATTGGTTCTGCTGGTACTACAATCGTACTGCTGTTGAGCGTTGTAATGCGAGGCTGACATGGTAGTTGCTGAGGTACTAACTGGTATTGCGTTAGTTCAGCAATCCGTAAAATTTATCAAAGAAAATATTAGCACTGCTCAGGACATAGGGCAGATAGCCAGCCAGATAGATGATCTGTTTGCTGGTGAAAAACAGGTGCAGCAAGCTAGAGCCAAGAAGTCTGGCACTGGTTTGGGCGATCAGTTTGGTGTTGATACTGTAGCTAAAGAAATCATTGACGCTAAGATTGCTGCTGAAAAGCTACAAGAAGTAGCGACTATGGTTGACATGCGGTTTGGTCATGGCACTTGGGCTGGCATTATAGCTGAGAGAGCCAAGCGTATCCAAGAGGCTAAAGAAGCAGAGGCCATAGCTAGACGCAAGCAGATACAAGAAGCTAGAGAGTTTGAAGAAACAATGAAGCAAGCTGTTCTTATTGGATCAGTTATTGTTATAGCAATTGGTTTGTTTATTTTCTTAATGGTCAGTGTAGCAAAGGCGTTTGTCATATGATTACAGTTGAACAGTTCTTAGCTTGGAAGATACTGCCACGCTTTATGATGCTTGCATCTACAGTTATGTCATGGCGGTGTGCTGAATGGTTCATGGAACTTGACGCTCCGACTGCAAGCCAGTCAGCGTTTGTATCTGTAGTTATGGGCGTGATGACTGGTGTGTTTGGCATCTGGATGGGGCATGAACACAAGGATCACAAGTAATGTGGCAAGCATTGGTAACAGCTTGCTTCATAGCAAACATGGATCAGTGTGTAGTCTTGGAAGGACAGCAGTGGTTTGAGACTGAATCCAGATGCAAAGCTAGGGCATTGGAAATGGCTGGTGATGTTAATCGTTACATGAAATCACATAAGCCAGTTAGATATCAGTGTAGGAAACTAGCAGGGGGTATGTTGACACAATGATACAGGCATTGATTGGGCCTATTGCATCGTTAGCTGGTAGCTGGATGGAATCAAAGGTCGAGCAAACCAAAGCCAAAGGTAAGGTTGCTCAAGCTAAAGCAGAGGCAGAAGCAGAAGTAATGAAAGTGGCTGCTACCCATGAAGCTGGTTGGGAAAAGATTATGGCTAAGTCCAGCGACAATAGCTGGAAGGATGAAGCTTGGACCATTTTGTTTATCATTATTATTGCTATGTGCTTTATTCCTTTTACTCAACCTTATGTTGAGCGTGGCTTTACGGCTTTGGATGGTACACCTGACTGGTTTCAGTACGCAGTTTATGCTTCAATAGCTGCAAGCTTTGGATTGCGTAGCTTGAAAGGTATTAAGAAATGAAACTATCAGAACATTTTAGCTTGGAAGAAATGACCAAGAGCCAGACAGCTTTGCGGCGTAACCTTCCTAACACGCCCTCAGAAGCTCATACAGAGGCGTTGATTCTTTTGTGTGAGAATGTACTAGAGCCAGTGCGAAGCCACTTCAGCATACCGTTTACGCCCAGCAGTGGCTATCGCAGTGCCGAGCTTTGTGTTGCGATAGGTAGTTCTGTCTCCAGTCAGCATGCAAAGGGCGAAGCTGCTGACTTTGAGGTGCCATCTATATCTAATCTTGAGTTGTGTACTTGGATTATTAACAACCTAGATTTCGATCAGCTTATTCTTGAGTGTTATACTGGTGGCAATACTGGATGGGTACACTGTAGCTATAAGGCAGAGGGCAATCGTAAAGAAGTTCTTACCTATGATAAAGAGAATGGCTATCGTAAAGGCTTGCTAACTTAAAATGGGCCAGCCGTAATTTGGGAAACGGCTGACCCACTAGCAGGCGGAGAACTAATCAACCTGCTTTAAAATGGTACATCTTCTGGCTTGATTGCGCTAGTGACATTCTCATCTTTGATGTTGTCACCGAACTCAGGAATGTGATCGTCTGCTGGCTTTGGCTTGTACTCTGAAACATTCAGCGACATGTATGCGTTGTCGCCTTTCATTTCTTTCCAAGCTGCAATCTTCCAGTCTTGATGCAGTCCGTCTAGTGGACCGCTATAGTCTGGTGCTTTCTCGTTACCCTTCTTGTCGTTGGGAAACAGAACGCCAACCTTTTGGAATACTTCGATGCGCTTGTTGCCATCTCGTGACTCAGCCATGATGAGTGCGACCTGACCATCCTCGCCCATGATGTTGAGTTTACCTTGCAGAATAAACTGCTGCTCTGGGAATGGCTTGAAGGCTGCGCCACGGTTAGTGTTATCATACTCAGTCATTGCTGTTCTCCTTTTTTGTACGCTCTTCTAAGAGCCATAATATTTTTTCTACCTTATGCTCAAGGTTAGTGAGCCTTATTTTTATTTCTTCTAAATGCAAAACAAACTTTGAAGAAAACATTACCACTTCTCCTCTGGTGGCAATCTACCATCGTCATCAAGCTTAACGCTCTTGACCTTTGTTACCTTGGGGTTGGGCATGCTAGCTGAGTTACCGTCATCATCTTCTGATGGCAGTCCGAATGCAGATTGTAAGCCATAGCGTTTAGCATATGTGATACCGCTGCCCATCTTCTGTGGATCAGTAGGGTCTTTGACTAATACAGGTGTACGTCCAGTCATTGACTCTCCTGACTCATGCATGACAACTGTAGTTACAAAGATGTAATGCTCATCAAAGTCAACAAGCTGCGTAAATGTAAGCCCACACTTGCCAGCTTCTGCCCTAACAGTCTCAATAACTTCTTCAAGACTGGCATAGTTTGATTTGAAGAATGGATTTTTTGCAGTCTTCTTAGCTGCTGCTCCAGTGTTGTGAAACTGGATGAGTGCTTTGGTTATGTTCTTTAGTTCCATTTTAGTTCTCCTTGACTGTGATGCGTAATGATCCGCGCTTATCGCGTTTGATGGCTAGAAGATCACAGTATACTTCTCGCTCATCGTCACCAACCATAGCCTTGAGGTCAGACTTGGCTGACTCAAATAGCTTTGCTGATTTCTCTTGTTCGATGTAGTCATGGCATCGGCTGATAAATTCGTTGTCGGCTGATGCATCTCGTTTGACTAAGCCATCGACCTTGATCTTATCTATAGATACAGGTGGCACTTCGTTATCACCGAAAGGGCGGGTGTCCTCAGTGACATGCCTCCAGAACTCGGTGATGTGTACCTTCATCTTGTTGATGTAATCCCAATCTTTCTGTACATATACAGCAGCCCACTTGCGGTTGCCAAAGATAACAGATAGATAGCAGCCCTTGGCTTGGTGTAGCCACATGTAGAACTGCATCTGTGGCATGTACATACTTAAACAATTTTCCATATTGTTTGTTTCGTATGTATGTTTGCACTCAATGATCTCGTCAGTAAATTTTCTGTCCATCATAATATGACCATCGACTTGCCCCTTGAGAGGCACACCTTCCCAGTTCATCTCTGCTGTAAGGCCATGACCTTCGCCTTTGTGCATAACATGCTGTACTGTTTCAGTGTCAGTAAACATCTGTTTATCAAACCAACGCTTGTTAAAGTGTTCAGTCTCTGAGCCTAGCTGTACTGCTAAATTATCTGAGAGATCATCAGGCTCTGACTTGCCTGTCTTCTCTTCCCACAAGGCAATCCAATCGCCTCGCATAATGCGATTCATATCTGAGCCGCCTAGAAATCCTAGTCTGTTCATAGTAGTTCTCCTTTTGATTTATTATACTGCAACTATGCAGTTAGATCAAGCTTCTTTTGTTGTAGTGATGAGAGCATTAACTCTCTACGTCTAAGTCTCCACTTGATATGCTTGTGAAACTCTGAGTATGAAGGCCAGAAAGTCGTAGTCTCGGACACCTGCTTGATTGCATACTTAACTATATCTGCTGGATAGACTGACAGTTCATTAGCTATAGCTTGTATTCGCATTGCATGATCGTCTGATGACTCACCTGCTGGCTTCACCACCAGCGCAGCCAGCAGCGTGAGGTCATCGACTAACATTTCTTTAGGCATGGGAACCATAGCTTGCATAACTGTAGCTATACATTTGTTTACGTCATCAACCGATGTTGATTCTATTCTGTAGCCGCTGACAATAATATCTACTCCATCATCCTTGAAGCTACTGCGACTAATCTCTACCACCTTGCAGCCTGTTGTGCATTCTAGCGAAGTGAGAAGCAGACTGTCGACTCTGGCTGGATTGTTTACCTGTAGCATTCGATCCAGACCTGCCTGTATTTGATCGCCACTCAATATGATTTGAACACCAGTATCTGTAGGCTCTGTCGAAGGACGCAAATTTTTTGCCTGTTGCTTGATGGTAGTTAACGAACTTATCTGCTTGAGCGACATGATCTATAGCCTCCTTGTGTTTAGCATCTATGGATTTGCAAAGGTCATCGCTTGGAAACCAGCCATCTGGAACCTGACCCTTTGTGTTCTTTGTTTCTTTATTGGTTATTGATAGGTTAGTGTTGCTGTCTGCAACAGGGGTGTTGCTCTCTGCAATAGGGGTGTTGCAGTGTGCAATATTTTTTGGGAATATTATGTATCGTGTTGACTTGCCTGTGTGTCCACGATCTCTAGTTAAGTAGCCGTGATCTTCCAGCCAGTGCAGCTTGCGCGTTACTGTAGCTACAGACATAGCAGTACGTTGTGATAGTCGGCTTAGACTAGGCCAGCATAGGTGCTTGTCTTCATCTGCATGATCTGCAAGCACAACCATTAGCCATTTTGCATAGCAGTCAGGTATCTCTGCCTTGATTGCTCTCGCCATTAGTAGAAATGCCATCGTAGTTCTCCTTCAATAATGGTGCTATCTTTTCTTCAAAGACATCACCATCAAAGATGATTAGTGTTTTAGGTTTGCCTTCCCTGCGCTTGTAGAACAGCACATCTCTAACTACAGTGAATGGGTTTGGAAAGTTAGACTTGTCGCGGTACTTTACTTCAACCACCAAGGGGTTTTGTCCGACTTCCCAGATGATGTCTCCGCTATACTCGCCTCCCAACGCTCCGCTGAGTGGTTGCCTCTTCGCTTTGAAGCCAATTTTTTGTAGCCATTTGACGAAGACTCTTTCGTGATAGTCTCCTTTTGCGCGACTCTTGCTTGCCATGTGTCTGCCTCGTAACAATCTACACATATGGTGTAGTAGGTTGGCGGTTTCTCTGTAGCTAGAATGCAGACAAACCAAGGAGTAGATGTATCGCAAGCATCACAAGGGTAAGACTTGCCTGTCGTATCATATATTCTTTTTTTTGTGGACTTTGATCGTGAGGCCAAGAGCATCTAACCAGCATGTAAACAAGAAACCAGATGGCACTCGTTTGTGCTGCTCCCATTTATGTACTAAAGATTCAGCGCAACCAATCTTGTGAGCTAAATTTTTTTGAGTCAACTTTTGTTTCACTCTATGAGCGACAAGTTCACTGATAACATATTGATATGTATCAGTAACTTTAGTCTCTTCCTTGTAGTGATGAAAGTTTTTCAATTGCTTCACTAACTTTGCTTGCAGTTTGATGGCGTAAATCTTTGCCCATCTTTGCACGATAGAATGTAGAGTCAGGTACACCAGCACATGCGAAGGCATCTTTTAAGTTGATGCCAGCATGTGCTGACTGTTCGATAAGTTGGTTCATATAGCTAAGCATGTTGCTAATATGCTGCGACATTGCAGTCAGTGTCAATAACCTAAAATTCTGTAGAACTTTTTTCATATTCACCAAGGCTTGACCATCCACCAACGACATGCGTTTCTCTGTGATAGTAGTGACCAATATCTTCTTCAACTACATCATCAGCAAAAGCGTTATCAGGAAGCATTGAGTTGCTCAACTGCCAAGCTTGTTTGTTTCGCTCAAGCTCCATGTTGTAGCCAAAGTTAATGCTTGATAGTGGCTTGTCTTCTTCGCGCTTGTATCTACCTTTTCTAGACATCATCAATCTCCTCAAATGGTGTTGGAATATAGAACTCTTTAGACCACATGATTAGCTGCTGCCTACCTGATTTACCTTTGCGTTTGCGTGTGTCAACAAAGATCAAACCCTTTTCCTTTAGCTGTTTGTATCTAGCTGTGACTGTGCTGTACCTATAAGCTGGTAAAATATCTAACACATCATCAGAAATGCAGCCGCTGCGACCAAAAGAAGTGATAGCAGCTAATACAATACGCTCCATTTTATTAACGTCAAGTTTGTCAGCGGCATCATGGCTGGTACTTGGGTCACGGCTGCGGGCTAGTTTAAACGCTGGTGTTTCTGGGAATGGTGGCTGATCTAAGCCAAGTCTATCAAACAAATCGTTCATTTAGTTCTCCTATATTACAGGGGTTTTTGATTGGCGTTCAGACTCGATGACAATTTTACCGCTTGCTGCTTCAAAATCAGTCATCATATCTAATGCTGTTTCGATAGCATCGCCTTCATCTTCAGCGTACACAACTTTGTAAACTGTGTACTGTGTCATCCATTTGAGATCATCACTTTTGCAATGAGTGCAAGTATCTTGTTCGGAAAACATTTGATTGTTGCATTCTCTGCATTCAAGGAACTCCTCGACTGTGCGTCTGCCAGTTATATCAGTACGGAATATCATCGTTCAAATCCTGTGGTGGGTGGGCTGCTTCCCATGCTGCTGTCGCACGTTCAATAAACTTTTCTTTTTTGAAGCGTGGATTTGTAGCTGCAAGATCATCAGCCATAGTTACGATTGAGGTAGGCCAAGGCAGCAATGGTGCCACCTTGTCTGCGAGGTATTCAAAGTGACGTTGTTGCATGAGTGGCATTACTTTATCTCCTTCAAAGGTGGGCGATATGATTGATCTTCGTTTGCATCACGATCAAGAACCTCAGTGTATGTGTCATACACTTTGTCGATAGCCCACTTGCATTGGCTAATCGTGGTAGCAAACTCAGACTGTTCGTCATGGCAACGATCGTCAAGCAAATCAATAATTTGTTTGGCTTCAGTGATCTGATTGATGAATGATATCTTCATGTTAGTTCTCCTTGTAAGTGAATCGGTGAGCGACACCGCCCTCATATCGGGCGGGGCGGTGACGCGAAACGATTATGCTGCGATATGCCAGCTATTTAGTTTGAATACTTTAGCTAATTGGTTCTGACGCAGACGTTGCGTGTTAGCTGGTGAGCTAGATTCGTCTGTGTGACTAGCCCAGTAGGTGCAAGCATTGTACAATGCCCACTTGTTACCACCTAGCTTGGCTTTATCTGCATACCAGTAGCCCATTAGCCGTTCAAGCTGACGCTCATTCCATTTGAATGTGCTAGTCTTGTTGGGTGTGCGGCAAATGGTATGCTTGAAGAATCGTTCAGCCATATCATTATCTACGTTGGTTGACATCCAAGATTTGTATACATCTTTTGTATTTAGAAATGCTTCAAGCCCTGCTTGTATCTTGGCTGCGCTGCCTTCTACATTGACATTGGTTGTGTGCTTTGCCCATGTATTAGCTACAGTGTCAGCGTGTGTGCATCCATTGAGACACCATAAGCGCAAGCCGAATGCTGATTGTTGGAACGCCCAGCTACTGTCGTATGAGTTAAAGAACTGGACACGGAACCTTACATAGTCACCGACTGCTGGCTCCATTACCAAATCACTGAAGTCAATAGTGCCTCGTAGCTTGGCACCGTTATCAAAGATTTCAATTTTTGTATCGTAATCTTTAGATACATTTGATTGACTGACAGCATCCATAACTGAGTTGACTACATCATCATGCTTGATTGCTTTGTACTTAGAGCCGTGAACACCAAGCACTTCATTGGTATCGGTACGCATGATGGCTCGTGCCATTGATTGAGGCACGTCATACAAATTGCAGTCATTATCTTTGCTTGCTGTAAGATTGACAGTCTCCACTGGGAATGACCAGCAATCTTCTACTAGGCTGTTGCCTATAACAGTTACTCCATCCATTGTTAGTTCTCCTTATGAATGATGGCGCAGTATTACGCCGCTGATTATCACAACTAATGAGAACATTAGTAATGTGATATGAATGTAGAATCCTGCGTCAGTCACAGGATTCAATGCTGAACATATGATTGTCATCATAAATCCAATTCCGATTAAACTATTTGCGATCATGTTAGTTCTCCTTGTTGCATACTTGCAGTATAAACTATGTATTGCAGAGTGCAATACCTAATATTCAATATGTATGTGACATGTGATGCCGCGATCATCATTGCATTCATTATCAATTTGCTTTTGCTCATAGCAGCTATAGCAATACATATCATCTGCCTCTGGGCAATACACTGATGCGTTGCGTTGATCGCAAGTCGCGCATTTACTCCGTCTAGTATAAAGCATTTACATCTCCTTCACGGTTCCATTTCAGATACTGAAAGTTGGAATCGAATTTTCAAACACGAATTGTTTAAAGTCTGCCGCGCAAGTACTCAGCCGTGGCGTGTTCCCCCTGCGGGGTGCGGGGGGAGCGACTAGCGACACCCGCTGGATGGAACATAAAAAAAGCTCCGCAGCCGAAGCTGCGAAGCTGATGTGTCAGTTACCTATGCTGACTTTTTCTTGAGTTCGTTGTACCGAGCATCCAATGCGTCAAGCGTACTGGCTGTCTGCTCTGATATGTCGTGGTCGGCAGGGAACAACTGCTCTGAAGCTTGTGTTAACAGTGACTTGAGAATCTCGTTGCATTCCAACTGTGTCTGCTGCCATTCGATGTCGCGGTTACGCTGTAGGATTTTGTCGTTGTCAAGAATTACACCATGTTCTTTATGTTCGATGTAATCGTTAAAGTTGTCATCTTGCAACTCAGTGATCTTCTTGTTTTTTGTGTTCGTGTTCCAGTCAACATCACTGATGAATTTAGTGATGAAGTATTGAACTGTTGATTTGTGTGTGCGGTCAGACAATGTGAACTCACGGTTGATGTCTCGTGCGAATCCGTTTGTGTTTGCGTTCTTAGTCATTTTAGTTCTCCTAGTTAGCTGCCGAGGAACTGCCCTCGGCTTATGCCCCACACCACAATCATGGCTGCAATCCAAAGGCAAGGCAGGCTCGGGCGGCATTGGATGATCGCCTACAGCCCGCTTGCGCGAAGCGCGACTAAAGCGCGGGCTGTTAGTCAGCTTATGAACAGATCGCCTCTATGCGATATGAGCATAAGCTGGCGTGGCGACCACCAATGGGCGAGACTTGCCACGAGCGACTAGCGAGGGTTTGGATGGCAGTTATGATTTGGATGATGGGGTTTGCCGAGGTCAGGGCCTCGTCAGATGGCTAGGAGACTGACTAAGTGCAAACACAGACGAGTGAGTGCGGGGCAGCAAGCGGGAGGTCACATTTTCTGGCCTTTGTGTGTTTGTACAGATGTTAAATTGTGCGGTTGACAAGCCGAGAATAATTGGCTGATAGTGGGGGGGAACACAAGGGGGGGCAGATGACCGAGATTGTGAAGCTTACCGATAAACAGACTGCATTGGTGGATACACTTGTAGCAACAGGCTGTAGCATTACAGAAGCAGCAAAGCTTGCTGGTTACGCTGATGGCGAGTCCGGTAGAGTGAGTGCTAGCAAGGCTTTGCGGACAGGACATGTCCAGCAGTACATGATGCAACGGATAGGTGAGAGCTTAGGTCTCAACGCTACGGTGGCTGCGGCTAAGATGCTGAACTTAGCAAGAGGAGCCAAGAGTGAGTACGTTCAGCTAGAAGCTAGTAAAGATATCTTGGACAGGGCTGGCTTCAAGGCTCCGGACAAGCACATGCATTTGCATAAGGGTGATATTAGTGTAAGCATAGACTTGAGCTAGATTCGCAATGCGAATCGTTGCTCTGCGTGGGTGGGGTCCAAAAAAGAAGGCACGTGAATGGCAAGGTGTCCCTCACTCACATGATAGTTAAAAAAAGCTCGCAAGGTTTAGATTTATTTTTTTTAGTCAGAGGTTCGTCTTATGTTTCAAACCACTCTTGGTCGCGCAATGTTTAAACAGGCTGTTAGCCTTCTTCGTTCAAAGAATGCTCAACGTGACACAAAGGCAAGGCGTTCAAAGATGCGTGCTGCTCAAGCAAGGCGTGATTTAGGTAGAAAGCGCAAGCTTGTTTACAAAAATGTAAGAGGTCAAATGTAATGTGTGTAAGCAGTGGTGGCAGCGGGGCTAATACAGATTATAAGGACACCAGTGAAGAGCCTATCGTTAGCAAGTACAAACTCACTGTTGAGCAGAAGAAAGAGAACAAGCGGCGCAAGAGCTTACTTGCTTCCAAGAAGAAAAAGAAGTCTGGCGGTGATGGTCGTGATACAACGCTTGGTGCTGGCAGTAGCGGTAATTGGAATGGTGGACTTTCAACGCCCACTGCAAGTAGTGGAAACGTAATCACATGAGCAAGACAGCAGCATGGCAGAGAAAAGAAGGTCAGAACCCAGCAGGTGGCCTCAACGCTGCCGGACGCGCATCTTACAAGGCTCAAACAGGCGGCACACTCAAAGCCCCAGTGAAGGGCGGCGCAGATACACCGCAGAAACTGAGGCGCAAAGGAAGTTTTTTGACACGCATGGGTTCCGCAAAGGGGCCACTAAAGGATGAGAAGGGCAGACCTACTCGTTTAAAGAAGGCATTAGTTGCGTGGGGTCACAGTGGTGACAAGGCTAGTGCCGTTTCAAAGGGTCGCTCACTTCTCAAGCGTTACCAGAACACAAAGAAAAGGAAAGCCAATGCCTAATGTCGCTGGAAAAAGTTACGCCTACAATGCTGCTGGTAAGAAGAAAGCAAAGAAAGCCGCGCAGAGTTTACTCACTAAGCAACAGAGAACGCTTCCGAAGGCTATCCAAGCCAGCATCGTTAAGAAGAAGATGGAGAAGGCATAATGGCAGGTGAAGTTACAGACCCTAGAGCAAAACTTGCTTTAGCTGCTGGTGGGGCAACGGCTGCTGGCGCAACTCTTGCGGCTGGCAAGATTGCAAGCAAAAAAAAATCATCAGCGGCTAGGCGCGAGTCAATTAGAAAAGAAACTCCTGCACAGCGCAGCAGGGCATTAAAAAATATTGCTAGTCGTGATCGCGCTTTTGCAGATGCACAAAAAAGCAATGCAAATAAAATGAAACAGATGAGGGCAGCATCGGCAGCAGCAAACAAAGCTGTAGTAGAGGCAGCGGAAAAAGCTGAAAAAAGAATTGCTGAGTTGCGTAAAATTAGAGATGCAGACATTAGCACAAGACAAAAACTAACTAAAAATGCTCATATAAAAAATCAAAGAAACATAATTAAAGGCAAGGCTCCAAAGACATTGTTACAGATTGCAAAGTCTGTAGGGCTTAGAAGTATTCCAGCAGTTGGCGCGTTCATATCTGCGTTCTCCTCAACATCTGCTGGCAAAGGCTCTGATCGCGGCTTACCAAGTCGTAACTACAAATTCACACCAAAGGATTAAACGATGACTAAGTATCAAAAACATGATGGCTCAGTCTATGAAGGCCCAGTTCTTGTTATGCCTGATGGACGCATTAAATCTGGGGCTACACTAACTGCTGACTCTGTTCGTTTGTTTCTAATGCCAGAGCGTTCACGAGATGCAGATGGTGGCTTTCAATCTGATGACCCTTCTACGCCACAAGTCAATGAAGCTTGGGTTGGCGGCAAAGCACCTAAGAAAAAGGCTGTGAGGAAAAAGAAAAATGGCAGTTAACGCAGCGGGTAATTACACCAAGCCTACTATGCGTAAGTCTTTATTCAATCGCATCAAGGCTGGTAGCAAAGGTGGTGCTAGTGGTCAATGGTCAGCGCGTAAGGCGCAGATGCTTGCCAAAGCTTACAAAGCCAAAGGCGGGGGTTACACTTCGTGAAGAAGCCGCAAAAATCTTTAATGAATTGGACAAAGCAGAAGTGGCGCACCAAGTCAGGCAAGCCATCTACTCAAGGATCAAAGGCTACTGGTGAGCGTTACTTGCCTGCCGCTGCAATCAAAGCTATGTCTAGCTCTCAGTATGCAGCATCTTCTAAGAAGAAACGTGAAGACAAGTCAAAAGGCAAGCAGTTTTCTAAGCAGCCTAAAGCTGCGGCTGCAATAGCAAAGAGGTACAGATGAGTTTTCTACACACACTCAAAGTAGAAGAGCGTGACCTGCTTCGCAAAATAGTGAAGAAAGTACACCTTGTTCACCACCCAGAAGAATTTTGCAATGACCGCGAGGCTGATAAAGTTATAACCACAATTGGCCCAGAAGTTGTTGAACGTATGATTAAGTTCGGTAAGGACAACAAGGTTGACCAACTTTAATTACAAGCCTGACGGCAATGTATTAAAACAATTTATGAAAGATGATAATTTCTTTCGTGGCATTCGTGGGCCGGTAGGTTCTGGTAAATCTGTTGGTTGTTGTGTCGAGGTGTTTCGCAGAGCCTTGATGCAAGAAAAAAACAAAGCTGGTTTACGCCGAAGCCGATGGGCAATCATCAGAAACACCAACCCACAATTGAGAACAACCACTATAAAAACTTGGCTTGACTGGTTTCCAGAAGACGAGTGGGGCAAGTTTATGTGGTCGGTTCCGTACACTCACTGGATTAAACAAGGTGATTTGGAACTAGAAGTAATCTTCCTAGCACTCGATAGGCCCGAAGATGTCAAAAAGTTACTCTCCCTTGAACTCACTGGCATCTGGATCAATGAGGCTAGGGAGATACCTAAATCAATTATTGACGCATGTACTATGCGTGTTGGTCGTTTCCCTTCTATGCGTGATGGTGGGCCTAGTTGGTCTGGGGTCATCGCT